GTTGTGTGCCTTGCTTAAGGTGCAGTTAGCAAACTCGGGGTGTGCGTATGTAGATGGCCATAAGCTAACATATAAGGCTAATGGCACTAGGGCAAGTGGTGATATGAACACATCCCTAGGTAATTGCATCATTATGTGCACCTTGGCCCGCGAGTACTTGCGGGAAAAGGGAGTGCAAACCGAGTTCGTTAACAACGGTGATGATTGCATTGTTTTCATGGAGAAGAGCGATTTGCACAAGATTAGCGATTTGCCTCAGTGGTTTTTGAGGTATGGATTTGAAATGGAAGTGGAGGACCCTGTTTATGTGTTCGAGGAGTGTGTGTTTTGCCAGGCCCAACCAGTGTTGTTGGATGCTATGACTGACACGTACGTGATGTGTCGGCAGCCTAAGGTCGCATTCGGTAAGGATGCAATTAGTTTGGCTGTCGATACTGAAATCGGATTCAGGCAGTGGTCATACCAGGTGGGGGTTGGTGGGTCTGCTTTATTTGGTGACCTGCCAATATTTTGTGAGCTATATAAAGCCCACAAACGGAATGGCATTGATAGTAATGTCAAATCGTCCCTAATCATTTCTGATTCTGGGTTTATGAGAATGTCTGCCCAGCCCCGTATTCGGGGTGATTTTCGCGGACAGATTTCAGATGACACGCGCGTATCGTTCTTCAAGGCATTTGGCTACCCACCATCTGTGCAGATGGAGATGGAACAGGAACTAGCTAGCAACAATTATGCTGGCCTCACTGATCATGTTGCTAACATATCTGTGGGTTGTGGCTTGTTCACCATCTGAACCACTCGGGGAAAAGGTGTATATATACGCATATATATATATATTATTAATATTATAATACATTTATAATTACACACACATGGCTAAGACTAATGGTAAAAACAAGGCTGTACAAGGTGGTCCGAAAGCTGTGGCGAAAACTCCGCTTGCGATTGCAAATCGTTCGCGCTCGTCTACGCCTAAGACTACTATCACTTCAAATGGGACTATTTTATCTCATTCGGAGGTATGTGTTGCTGACGTGTTAGCACAATCTGCTTACACTATCAATGACAATTTTGTTGTTCAGCCCGGCATATCCGTAGCATCACGCGGTGAGCCTATGTTTTCTTGGTTGCCTTCACTTGCTAAGCAATATGATAACTATGAATTCTTGCATCTCTCACTACACTACCACACATCGGCG